GGTAATATTGTAAAATCAAATGCATTACAAGCATCTGATGGTGGTAACATTGTAAATCAAAGCGGCACAACAATTACAATTGGAGCATCAGGAGATACGGTATCATTAGCTAGTGGAGCAAGCCAGTCGGGTTTTGGTAGAGCGGGTTCTGTTGATTGGCAAACAGGTTCAATTAAAACATCAGATTTTACAGCATCAAGTGGTGAAGGATATTTTGTAAATACAAGTGGTGGTGCAGTAACAATGACACTCCCTAGTTCACCTAGTGCAGGTGATATCGTGGGTGTAAAAGATTATGCATTAAGTTTTGATTCAAATGCTTTAACAATTAATAGAAATGGTGAACCTATAAATGGAGGTGATGTTCTTAACCCATCTGTTGGAGATGTAGGTGCCTCTATTATTTTAGTATATGTAGATAGTACTAAAGGTTGGATTCCAACTGTTGATGATACAAGTAGTTTAAAGGGAGATACAAATTTTATGTTAGCCACAGGCGGAACAGTAACAGAAGATGGTAATTGTAAAGTTCACACATTTACTGGTCCTGGAACTTTTGCAATTACAGCTATTGGTCCATTATCACCAAGTAAAGTAGAGTATAGAGTAGTTGCTGGAGGTGGTGGCGGAGGTAAAAATGGTGGTGGCGGAGGTGGTGCTGGTGGTCATAGAACTAATTTTCCAACTCCTTCAGGATTATGTGTTTCAGCAAGTCCGGGTTCTTTTCCAATTACAGTTGGTGCAGGTGGTGCTGGATCAAGTGGTGGCCCAGGTGTACCCCCAGCTTCAGATGCTAGGGGAGTTAGTGGAAATAATTCAATATTTAGTAGTATAACTTCAGCTGGCGGAGGCGGTGGAGGAAACGGACACATAGGTAGTCCAGCTACTGCTGTTTCTAAAGCTGGAAAAGATGGTGGTTCTGGTGGTGGCGGTGGTTCAGCTCAACCACCTCCTACAACAGGCTCGGGTGGAAATGGAAATTCACCTGCTGTATCTCCTCCTCAAGGAAATAATGGAGGTAATGGTCAACACGATTCAGGTGTTTCCGTTCACGGTGGTGGAGGCGGTGGAGCTGGTGGTACTGGTGGTAATGCAGCATCAGCTGAGACTGGTCAAGGTGGAAATGGAGTAGCAAATTCAATACCAGGATCTCCTGTAACTTTAGGTGGTGGTGGTAGTGGTGGACCTTTCCCTTCTTCAGCAGGCCCAAAAGCAGGTGGACCAGGTGGTGGTGGAGCTGGTGGTGGAACTGCAGGAACAACAAACACTGGCGGTGGTGGCGGAGGTGGAGTATACACTAGTGGAGCTGGTGGAACTGGAGGATCAGGTGTAGTGGTAATAAGATATAGGTTTAAATAATTATGAGTGAAGTAAAAGTAAATAAAATAAGTCCAAGAACAAATTGTGGTACAACCACATTAGGGGATAGTGGAGATTCTTTTGTTATTCCTAGTGGTGTAACAATTACAAATAACGGAACGCAGACAGGGTTTGGTAGAACAGGAACAGTAAATTGGGATACAACTGCAAAAACTGCTAACTTTACAGCTGCAAATGGTGAGGGCTATTTTGTAAACACAACTTCAGGAGCAATCACAGTAACACTTCCTGCATCTCCAAGTGCAGGAAATATCGTGGCTGTAAAAGATTACACAGGAACTTTTGGTACAAATAATTGTACAGTTGCAAGAAATAGTTCACCCATTAGAGGTGGAACAGATAATATTACATTAGCACTAAACAATGCAGGAGCAGTATTTATATACGTAGATGCAACAGAGGGTTGGCAAGTTTTCTTTGATGGCTCAGATTCTGATGCTGCGCCAACTTTTTTAGTGGCTTCAGGTGGAACAGAAACAGAATGTGGTGATTTCAAAATTCATACTTTTACAGGTCCGGGAACTTTTACTGTTTCTTGTGTTGCATCAAATCCAGCATTTAATAACGTAGATTATACAGTCGTTGGAGGTGGTGGTGGCGGTGGAGCAGGAGTTTCTGGTGGTCCAGGCGGCGGTGGTGGAGCAGGTGGTTTTAGAGAATCTAAATGTTCAACTACTTCTGGTTGTTGGACTGCATCCCCTTTAGCAAGTTCAACTTCTTTACCAGTTTCAGCAACAGCTTTTCCAATTACAGTTGGGGCAGGTGGTGCAGCGATACCAGGCACAGGAAATGGAAACAATGGAGCTAATTCAGTTTTTTCAAGTATCACAGCTGCGGGAGGTGGAGCAGGTGGCGGAGCAAGTTGTAATGGAAACCCCGGTGGCTCAGGAGGAGGTGCTGGTGGTCCTTCTTGTGCAGGGTCAGGAAACACTCCTCCAGTAACTCCGTCTCAAGGAAATAATGGAGGAACTGCAGGTGCAGGACCTAATTCTACTGGTGGTGGTGGCGGTGGAGCTTCTGCAGTAGGAGGAAATGGTAATACTTCTGGAACATCAGGAGATGGTGGAGCTGGTGTATCTAATTCAATAACAGGATCATCTGTTGCAAGAGCAGGTGGTGGTGGCGGTGCGGTTGAGCAATTACCAACAGGTAATATTGGAACTGGTGGAACTGGAGGTGGTGGTAATGGTGGTCAAATTTCAGGCCCAGGTACACCTAATGTTACTAATACGGCAGGCACAGCTAACACTGGAGGTGGTGGCGGTGGAGTTGGAGGAGCAACCCCAGCATTACCAAATATGCCAGGAAAAGCAACGGGAGGTGGTTCAGGAATTGTTATCATTAGATATAAATTTCAATAGTTGAATGGTAATTAAAATTAATATATAAGGAGAAACATTATGGCACATTTTGCAAAACTAGGGGCTAACGGAAAAGTTATTCAAGTGTTAACACTTGATAACAAAGATATGTTAAATGCTGATGGTGTTGAAGATGAATCAGTAGGACAACAATATTTAGAAACACATAATAATTGGCCTGCACAAATGTGGATTCAAACTTCATACAATACAATAAATAACACACATAAATTAGGTGGAACACCTTTAAGAGGTAACTACGCAGGTATAGGTTATGAATGGGACGAGGATAATCAAATCTTCTGGTCTAAAAAACCATATGCATCTTGGGTAAAAGACACTGCAACTGCAAGTTGGAAATCACCGATTGGTGACCCCCCTGCATTAACTGCGGAACAAGAATTGCAAAACACTCCAGCGGATGAAAATACCCCTGCAACTAATGAGTGGCATTATGTTTGGAACGAAGCTAATCAATCCTGGGACTTGACAGACGGAATGGCATAATCTAAAAAGGTATGTGGTATGCAAAAGAAAGTATTATCTGAAATAGCGTTATATTATGGTGATGTGGCGATGCCCAAAGATTGGGACATTGACCGAGATAAATTACAAGAAGACATTTTAAAATCACAAATTCAAAACAAAGAATTTCCGTTCTCTCGAACATTCGATATGTTGAATACTTATATAAGAGATCATATAAATTTAGAATATAATTTTAATTTAATCAATAAAGATATCTTTGGTAAAATTTATAAACCAGGAGAAACCTCACAACCATTTATAAATGTAGATCCGGTGGATTTACGTAACTCACCAGACTTTACATTATTATATGGTGTTAAAATAAAAGACTGTATGGTTCGAATACACTATGAGGATAATAGACGTAAAGGGAGAAGCTGGGACATGCCTTTAAAAGACAATAAATTTATTATGTTTCCATCAACTAATATGTATTACATAACCAATAATCAAAAGGATAGTTTAAATTTCGTGCAAACTATATTGTATGAATATATCTAATTATTATTGGTATTTTAGTGGTGTTCTGACACCAAAGTTTTGTGATGATGTAATAGCATATGCTAATCAACAAAAAGAAGTTATGGCTAGAACAGGTGCCTATGGTGATAGAAAATTAAAAGAGGATGAGGTTAAAAATATGCAGCGTAAAAGAAAATCTGATTTAGTATGGCTTAATGATACTTGGATATATAAAGAATTACATCCGTATGTGCATGAGGCAAATAGTAAAGCTGGTTGGAATTTTGATTGGGAAAGAAGTGAGTCTTGTCAGTTTACAAAATATAAATTAAACCAATATTATGATTGGCATTGTGATAGTTGGGATAAACCCTATGATAGACCAGATACACCAGATCATGGCAAAATAAGAAAACTATCTATGACCTGTCAATTGACAGATGGATCAGAATATAGAGGTGGTGAGTTAGAATTTGATTTTAGAAACTATGATCCACACATGCGAGATGAATCAAAACATAGAATACAATGTAAAGAGATATTACCCAAAGGGTCTATCATTGTATTTCCTAGTTTTGTGTGGCATAGAGTTAAACCAGTAACATCAGGCACAAGATATAGTCTTGTGGTATGGCATTTAGGGAGGCCTTTTAGATAATGTATATAAGTAACTATTTTAGCACGACCATTTGGTCAGAACAAAAACCAGAGTTTGTAAAATCGTTAAACAAAGCTAGTAATAAATATATTAGTGATGCTCGTAAGAGAGAAAAAGAATATATAAAAAAACACGGTGACTTTGGCAGATCCTACCACTCAACACCATTGACGATGGATAATGATTTTTTAGATTTTAGAAATTACATTGGTCAAAAATCTTGGGAGTATTTAGATCATCAGGGTTATGACATGTCACAATACACAACTATGTTTAGTGAGTTATGGGTACAAGAGTTTGCTAAAAAAGGTGGCGGACATCATTCAGCACATATACATTGGAATCAACATGTGTCAGGTTTTTATTTTTTAAAGTGTAGTGATAAAACATCATACCCAATATTTCACGAACCAAAGACCGGTGCAAGAACAACAAAATTAAAAATAAAACCAGACTTAAAAGGTGTATGGCCAGGTCACGAACAATTTCATATAAGTCCAAAACCAGGGACATTGATTATATTTCCAGGTTATTTAGAACATGAATATGCGGTAGATCATGGTAAAGAACCGTTTAGATTTATACATTGGAACATACAGGCTGTGCCAAAAGAGATGGCTAAAGATGTTTAAAAAGAAAAAATATACAGTTATTCGTCAAGCCATATCAAAAGACCTAGCTTCTTTTATTGCAAATTATTTTGTGATGCAGAAACAGGTTTATGATACATGTAGACAAGCAAGATACTTTTCACCTTTTGAAAATATACTTGGATATTACGAAGAGCCTGATGGACAGATACCAAATACATATTCTCAATATGCTAACATGGCTATGGAGACTTTATTACTCAAATGTCAACCAGATATGGAAAAAGCTACAGGATTAAAATTATATCCTGCGTACACATACGCAAGAATATATAAAAAAGGTGATGAACTAAAAAGACACAAGGATAGATTCTCTTGTGAGATATCAACCACAATGAATCTTGGTGGTGATGACTGGCCAATATATCTAGAGCCATCTGGAGAAGTTGGTAAGAAAGGTGTTAGAGTAGATTTAAAACCAGGAGATATGCTGGTTTATTCTGGCTGTGAGCTAGAACATTGGAGAGAAAAATTCAAAGGAAAAGAATGTGTGCAGGTTTTTCTACATTATAACAATCGTAAGACACCGGGAGCTAAAGATAATATGTTTGACAAGCGTCCACATTTAGGTCTTCCTTCCTGGTTCAAACGATGATATA